AAGGTAAGTGGCCTGATACCTGTCAAGGCGACAAAAAGCAAAGCTGAACGGCTTAACGCTGTTTTGCCTTTATGGGAGGCCGGCAACGTATATATCCCCGACAGAATCGAAGTATCGCCGGGCGTATTTGTCAAATGTGAATGGGCGGCTGATATAATCGAACAGTATGCCGCTTTCCGACCTGAAAAGAAAACACAAAAGGACGATGAAGTTGACGCAGGAAGCCAGGCTTTGAACTGGCTTTATTTTCGCGCAGCGGAACTCCCCGAACCTGAACAGCATTACAACTTCAACTTTGAGAAACCGCAGAATGATGATGAAAGCTACTTCGGGGGAGAAGTAACCTCAGAATATTTGAATTATGGAGGGTGAGAGGATGAAATATCGTAAAAAACCAGTAGTAATCGAAGCATTACAATGGACAGGCGAGAATCACAGAGATATGTTTGACTTTTTAACGGGAAAGACAAACGAATATATGACGACATCAGGAGACAACTTTTATATAGACCATAGT